GTGTACCACTCCATACCCAAGCCTTGCCTGGAGAACCAGCAGGAGCATTGTTACCATTTGTAGGTGCTTCACCTTGAAGTACTAGATATCCACCATCTACTGCGTATCCTGCCTGTGGGCCAGATGCCCATACTTCTACCTGGTTACCATTACGGTCCCAAATTGTCTTCTTTTCGTATGTATAACCAGTTGTAGTACGAATTGAATCACCTGGAATTGGACCAATGAAAGCAGATGCTGGAGTAGTTGTCTTTGTAACTACTGGTGTAACCTTGGCTGGAACTGCTCCACTTGTTGGTGCAACAGTTTTGGCAGGTGTTGTAGTTGCAGCAGGTGTAGCCGTTGTTTTAGTGGGTGTAGGTGTCTTGGCAGGGACTGGTACTGCCTTGCCACCAAAGTAATCGTCAAGATACGCTGCCATTATTAACCTAACTTACTTGTAATTGATTGCGCGAGATTGAGTGCTTCGTTCTTAGCCTTTGAAGTCTTCCCGTAGCGTGGGTCCTTAACAAGTGCTTGTGAAAGTTCGTAATCGTTCATAAGGCGGAAAGCCTTATCTGTTCCCTGATAGTTGAGAGCCTTAGTGATGAACGCGTCATTAATCTCTAGTGGGACCTCAAGGAACTCAGATGCCTGCTTGATAAGTGGGTCGATGTACTTGTTAGCGTCTTCACCAGCGTTAATCTTGTCAGCAATGCCCATGTACTTAGTAGCAGCAAGGTTACGGATGCCAGTCTTGGCATCTGCTAGAACCTGCTTTGCTGTATTAGCATCTGCAGAACCAATGATTTGCTTGATGAGTGGTGCTACTGCAGCAACGCTAGGAGCCTGCTGGAAGTTATTCTTGTATGTAGCAGTGATGTCATCATAGATAGACTTGGCTACGCCACCAATTTCAGTGGTATCAAAGTTATCTGCTGGATACTGGTTAGCAAGATACTGTGCAAGGAACTGCTCCTGCTCTCCCTGTGTAAATCCTTCACCATTAGCAGTTGTTGTCTGCTTGGTGATTGACTTGTATACAGGAAGACCACTAGCATCGTACATTGTCTTGCCAGTCTTAGGGTCCTTGACCTTTTCGTATGTAGTTACATAGTCAGTTGCTGTAGGCTTCTCTTGCTTCTGAACCTGTGCATTCCAACCCTCTTGGAACTTTGTAACAATATCCTTAGTAGGAGCCATGCCATAAGTCTGGTAATATGCATCATAGAGAGCATTCTGTGCGTCTCCAAAGTCCTTCAACTTAAGTGCAACAGAAATTTGCTTGCTATACTTAGGAGTTGTATCTACCTTAGGAGCACCAGCACCAGGAAGTCCTGCGCTAGATGAAAGGTAACTGGTAAGGCTCATACCATTTGCAGCAGCCTGGATAAGAGCCTTCTCTAGTCCTGACTGGTCTTCTGCTGAGAAGTCTCCAGCAGCAGTCTTTCCTGTTGAATAGTTCTTACTGCGAAGCAACTGCTGTAGGTATGAGTCGTATCCACCCTGACCAGTTGGAGATGCTGTCGTTCTGAGGAACGTCATAATCTTGTTAAAGTTTGTAGCCTTAAGAAGAGGGTCTGTTCCTGACTGGAGGTATGCAGCGTACAACTTGTACTCTTCGGTCATGTTTGTTAAATTAGACCAAGGGTTTCCTGAATAAGCGTTGTCAGCCATTATTAACCTTCCAATTGACCAGCAAATACTCCGTAGTACATACGAGAGAATGCAGGGTTATTTGTCATAAATGTTTCAGCGAGTGCTACGAGTTCATTGCGAGCAGTTGTTGCATACCAACTCTTGCCACCAAGTTCTGCATAGTTTGATACCTTAAGGCGATTGAGTTCTTTTCTGAACTCTGCAAACTTGACGTAGAACTCTGAGGTTTCCTTGTATACTGGAGACTGCTTGAATGCTGGGTCTGCTAGAGCATCCTCAATGCGACCTAACTTCTCCTCAACAGTGCCTGTCTGAACGAAGTCAGTAGGCTTGCCATTGAACTGAGAGTCAAGTTCTGCAATCTTCTGGTTATACCAGAATACTGTCTGGTTTCCAGCAATCATTTCTTCTTCGATTTGGTCCTTACGCATAGCATAGACAAGACCTTCTGCCTCGACCTCTAGTTCGTTAGTTGTTAGAGGGCGACGTGCAGATGTCTTCTTCTGCCAGTTGTAGTACTTAAGAGAGAAGTTACCGCCAGGGAAGAAGTATGGAACTACGTCTCCTGGGTTACGTGCATACTTTGCTGCTGCTTCTGGGTTCTGATTAAGGAAGTTCCATGCATCATCTGTACCACGTGTAGCCTGTGTTGTTCCACCAATAGCAATCATGAGGTTGTTTGCACCAAATTGGTCAGCAAACTCAACTACAGCCTTGCCATATTGTCCAGGATTTGCATCTGAAATCTTGTTCCAAGCATCAGCAAGAAGTGTCAAAGTCATGAACTTCTGCTTGTTCTCTGGAGACTTAATCTTTGCAACAACTTCCGCAGAAGGTGTAGCAGGTGAGATGCTCTGGAATAGAGCAGTCAAAAGACCCATAGACTGTGATAGGTTGCGTGCATCTTCAAATAGACGTGTACGCTCACTATCATCAGCAAGTGGATTATCTCCATAACTGCCTGTTGATGCCAGGTATGAAGCCCAGTCCTTTACGCCACGGTTAACAGTAGTCTGGTCACCAAGTGCGTATAAGAATGTCTTCTTAATCCATGATGGGAATGCAATATCCTGTAGAGATTGTGGTTCACCATAAGGTGTAATAAGGTCACGGAATACATCATATGCAGGACCAAATGAGTTGTTCTTACGTGTGAACATGTAGCCCAACTGCATAGCAGGGCCTACACCAAACATCATTGGGTTAGCCTGACCTGTAGCCAAGTTAAGAGACTGCAATGGTGCGCTTATCTGTGCCTTTGGAGCACCAGGACCGAAGCCAAGACCAGCCATAGAGCCTAGTACAGACCCTACGATAGGCATTGTGAAGCGCTCTTCACCAGTTGTCTTATCCTTATAGATAAATCCTTGGTCTTCGTCATATGTAACGCCAGTGGCATCATATATAACGTTGCTTCCCTGCTTTGTCGCATTCTGATATGCACGACCAAACTTGTATGCAGGAACCTTAGAGTTCTTAAGCAATCTACCCCATGTAGCAACTGTGTTAGCCTGTGCTTGTGCAAATGGGAATACCAAACGCCATGCTTGAGCCCACTGACGTTGGTTTGCAGCATCATAGAACAAGTTCTTTGTATAAGAAGCAGCCTCACGTGCAGCCATCTTGTGGACAGTCTGCCATGATGAATCTACTCCAGCGCCGTACTCTGGATTCTTAAGACGCTTCTTAAGTTCAGTGTCGATAACACGCAATGTTGGGTGCTTCTGTCCAACAGATATGAATCTGTTTCCGACAGTCTTTCCAATTGGACGCAGGTTCTTGTAAGCCTTCTTCTGTACATACTTCAAATCCTCTGTTGAGAGGATGCGAGCATAGCGACCTACATGGTCATAATAAGACATCATGTACTCTGGACCGAAGTTCCAACGTGATTCCTCACGTGCTGCGTACTCAAAGAATGTATCTGCTGCGCGCTTGAAGATTCCACCCTCTTTAAGGGTTGCTACACGCTCTCTCTCTGAGAGAACACGTGAGTTAGCAACATCTTCCTTAGAGAAGACAGCCTCAAGACGCTTTGCGAATTCCTTTTCGCTAGCATCTAGTTCACGAACAGTCTTGTTTCCTACAACCCATGGTGTATTGATATTTTTTACAACACCATCTTCTCCACGAACTGCTGTCTTGCCATAGGCAATGAGTTCAAGAACATTGTTCTTCTTAGGTCCAGTACCAGCAACTGATAGGATTTGAGAAGCAAGAGTGTGCTCTTGAGCCTCGTCAAACATGTAGATATAGATATTCTCTGGTGAGAGGTTATCAATGCTACCTTCGAGTTCTGGGTTCTTGAGGAACATCTGCTTGATACCAGGGTTCTTGTCGAAAGCACCTGTTACAAACTCACGAAGTACGTTGTCTGGCTTGTCATACTCACTGATAAGGCGGTTAACAAAAGCCATCTTATCTTCTTTGGAAGAATTGTTAAGAAGGAGTCCAGCAATCTGTGGGTCCAACTTATCGCTAGCAAAGCGGTTAAGAGTAAAGCCTAGTCCCTTGTAGTAATCCTTATGGTCTGCGCCAACAACGCGGTAGAACTTAAAGATTTCAGACTGTGTGCTCTTACGATAGTCAGATGTAGAGATTGTACGGTGTCCTACCTGCTGGTAGCCCTGTACTGCCTCTAGAAGGTCGCCTTCTGCATCAGCATTCTTGAATGCGTTATCTGCAAGGTCATACTGGTAACGAGCCCAACGCTGTGCCAACTTACGCTGGAAAGCATTGCCGTTAGCATCAGCCATTACCATAGAAGTGAACTGAATTGGGTGTGTGAAGATGCTAGCGTGTCCTGAAAGGAACTGACGCATCTGCATCTCAGCAACGTTACGAAGTACATAAGATACACGGAATACTAACTGAGCAGAACGCCAGATATCTCCGATTTCTTCTGCAGCAATCTTAGCCTGTGTACCACGCAACTTGCCACCAAAGCGCATGCTGTTGAGTTCAAACTTGTTTACAATCTTCTGAATTTCGACTGTATCTGGTAGGCTAACAAAGTCGTTAAGCAACTGGAACTCATGTCCGCCACCTGGAAGAGGAATTACATCTCCAGCAGCGTTAATCATTGTAGGTTCTACTGCTTCTGAAATCTGGTTTACAGAATAAGCCATCTTCTCGGCACGTTCTTTGCCAGATACCTTCATAGACTTGATAAGTTTATCTGCATCATCTGGAGCAAGACCTAGACGATTGGCAACAGCAGTACCAAACTCAGTTGTCATATTGTCGACAATTGCAGCACGTTGCTGATTAGACTCAGATAGAAGAATCTTGCGTACTGTATCTTCGATGAGACGCTCTTGTGTACCCTTGCCAATTACTGATGCAAGGCGTGTTGATGAAATCCAGTTCTCGATACCATCTGTAAGGCCAGTCTTATCGCCAAGGTTGTACAACTTAGAGCGTACAAAGTAGCGATTGTAACTACGAGAGATAGTCTCTGCTGTACGAATAACTGCAGGGTTGATTGGTTCTACCAATCGAGCCAATGGACTTGATGACAGGTCTAGTGCCTTAGCATTAAGAGCCATAGAACGGAAAATCTTAGGGTCAGCAGTCTCTGCGCCAAGGTGGCGAAGGAATACAGCCATGACCTCATCTGATGTCTTAGCGTTAGTTAGTGCAGTAACCATCTCAGCATCGAGTTTCTTGCCGAAATAGTTGCGAATCTTGAATGCATCAGTCTCGTCAGCGACTACCTTTGCAATGTTTTCAAAGTTACGACCAAGGAGATACTTGAGTGCAACACCAAAGTTGTTGCCCATCTCGCCAGCAAATGTATCTGTGATACCAACTTGCTCGTTAAGGTACTCAATAATTGACTTATCTTTGCCAGTCTTGAGGTTAAGGAACTTTCCAAGACCTTCATAGTTAGGGTCATTGACGACTTTCTGTAGCAATTCTGGGTCAGAGTCTACAAGTTGGCGGAATAGACCAAGGTCCTTAGTAAACTGTCCATGCTCTGCCTCAGCCTTTTGTGCCTTAGTGAGTTTTTCCTTCATCTTAGCAATACGTGCTGTTGGCTCTTCGAGTGAAGCAGCCAACTTAGCAGCGTTAGGACCAAGATTAGTTGGGTCTACAATCTCTGCAAGTGCATTACCAATCTGAGCACCACGTGCTTCGGCCTTCTTGTAGATATTGCCAAGGGCAAATCCACCAGTCTCGCCGTAGATTGAACGAATGTTAGCAAAACCATCTACCTTCCAGATTTCACTGATATCATCAATGAGTGCCATAGCAGCATCTGGATTCTTTGTAGCAACAGCCTTAGCAATAAGTGATGACATTGGAGACATCTTGCCAGTCATCATTCCATCAAAGATGAAACCTTCAAGGCTCTTGCCATCTTCTGCTACGCCCTTTACGATATCATCGTATGCCTGACGTAGAGCAGGTGGGTTTTCAAAGTTACTTGCCTTCTCTTCAATGCGAGCAAGGAGTTCAGAACGCTTCTTGAGTTCAGCGTTAATGACCTTTTCAGATGCATCAGTGAAGTCATCGGTGATATCCATGACTTTCCACTTAACATCTTTAGCACCAGTGATAACGAACTCATCGAGTTGGTTCACTGCTACTGAGACCTTACCAGATTCTGGAAGTTCATCAAGAATAAAGTGTGACTGGAATGCCTTACCTGTGTTAATATCTGTAGCAGATAGGTTATCTACAGCATCAAGGAGTTCGCCAGATGCAGCCTTTGGGTGTGTTGCAACCCATTCAGCAACGTTAGCCTCTGAGAGAGTCTTTTCTGCAACAGCATCTGTACCTGGAAGAAAGTACTGCTTCTCAGACATTGCAAGCATCTTCTTAGCAAAGTTAGTCTGTGACTTAACGATGTGTGCCTGCTCTTGCTGGTATTCAGCCTGTGCTTTGTTCCACTTGTTAGCACTACGTGTCTTGGTATTACCAAGTTTGAGTGCCTTCTCTTCGGCAATTGTGAGTGCTTCCTTGAGAGGATTAGCATCAATAACGCCAGCAATAGCGCCCTTAGCCTTAGCAAGTTGACGTCCCTGTCCAACAACCTTTGTTACAGCACCAGGGCCGAGATATGTTGTTGGGTCTAGACCAATATTAAGTGTAGCGTCTACAAGACCTGACATAATCTTGTACGCAGTTGTATTTGGACCAGCACCTACTCCACGTGCAGCGTAACGACCAATGGTAAATGACTCACCATAAATCTTGCCGTACTTTGACATAGCCTGTGCTTGTGCCTTGCCAACCTTAGACTCAGGTGTGATGAAGAATCCTGTGCCTTGGCTAGACCAATTACGCGCTAACTGTCCGAGTTGAGTTGCCTCACCAAAGATACCTTGTGACATGTCCTTAGCCAACTGTGAAGTTGGTACGCCCTGTGTAAGGTCGCGTGTAAGAACTGTTGCATAATCATAGATAGAGCGAAGTCCTGCAAATCCTACGCGTGTGATTCCCTTTGCTGGGTCCCAGATAGCGTTAGATAGAGCACCTTGAATGGTTCCAAGAATACCCTTGTCCTGCTTTACAGAAGACTTGATATCGCTTACGTTACGTGCATCGCGCTTAAGTTGCGCGATTCCGTCCATTGTAGAAATCTTATCTAGTCCAGGTGTGTCAGCACCAAGTCCTTGGCGAACCATAGCCATAACTAGGTCCTTGCTAAGGTTTGGATACTTAGCACCAATACTATTAAAAGTGTTTAACTTGTCAGGAGTAAGCGCATTATATTCAAACTGGATGCTTCTCGACATATCATCGCGAGAGTCCTGTAGCGCTTTCTTCTGAAAGTCAGTTAAGTAGGTCTGTGTCTCTGCCACTACTTACCTTCTTCGTTGAAACCTAGTACGATATCTCTCAACTGACGTGATTCTGGGTTAGCAAGAAGTAGAGCACGTGCTAGTGCTGAACCATTATCTGGTGCTGTTACTGGAGTTCCAAGTACTTCTGTACCTGCTCCAGGTCCACCTGCTGCACCCTGAGATAGAGGAACGCCCTGCATTCCTGAACCTGGTGCAAAAATATCGATATTAGGAAGAACTTGCTGAGGTGCTGTAGCACCTAAAGATGATGCAGTTGGAGTCGTTGGAACACCTTGAGCCTCTGCAAGAGCAGTAATCTCTGTACGAGCACCATAATTGCCGCCTGTAGCGTTTTGAATCTTTGCATCACGTGCAACACGCTGGGCCATACCAAGGTCTGTGCGCTTGGCAGCCTTGCCAACACCAGATACAGGCGCAATCATTGACATTTGTACTCCTAGTTAGTAAATTGTGTTTCAATAACAATCGGTGGTGCGCAAAATGCGTTCCACTGGCAAGCATATTCAATTGATTTCTTGATAATTGCTTTAGCCTTCTTTGGGTCATCTTTGCATTTATCTAAACCAAGTGCAACTGCTGCACCTAATGCAATAGGACCACCGCTTCCAGCGGTATAAATATTACGTATATCTCTATCCCATCCATAATCAGATGCGATTGGATATATAACTCCCTGAACTGATACAAGAAAGCCCGAATCCATCCATGCTGCTTCGCCTTCCCACTTAGCATCATAACCACCTTCAACGAAGTGGTCACGAAGTTGTGGGATAAACAACTGAGTCATGAACTGGTCTAACTTCTCAACAGTAGTAAATCCTGGCGGTTGAGGTGGTATCCATCCTTGCTGTAGCAAGTTTCCACCACGTGTAGCACCACAGATTGCGAAGAGGTAATCCTCTTCTTCATCCCATGTTACTTTAGGATTGGCAAGGATAAACATATCGCCAGATTCTTCTGTCGCACGTGAGTCCGCACCAATAATGGAAAAGCCATTACCTTGGAATCCAACTAATACTGTCATTGTCCGTCCCCTATTTGATTACTGTAGTTGTCCTAAGATTTGGTCGAGTCCCATTGGTTGTTGAGGGACCCCACCAGAAGGTTGTCCAGGAGTTGCTGGGGACGGGGGCGCATTCTCAACTGGGCCTTGTGTGCCTGGTGGGGTCATCTCTGGCTGCGCCTGCTGCTGTGGTTGCTCCTGAGGAGTAAAAACAGCAAGGGCAGCATTCTCGATAGAGTCCCCGTCACGTCGACGCTTGATAACGTCGGCAATATTTTGGATTAACTTACTTGGGTCAGCACCCTGTGCTGTCATAGCAGGAATAGCCTGCGCTGTTGCAGAGATTGAGGCAAGTAAGTTCTCTCGCATTTTTTCGATTTCGATGTTTTGCTCTTCTACAGAAACGTTAAGGTTCCATGGAAGTTCACGTCGAATGAAGTCCTTTGATACAAGGTCTGCACCAAGTGATTGAAGTGAGAAAATCAAAGCGCGAGAAGGGTCTAGACCAGCCATCAAGCCATATCGAACTGATACAGAAGTATCGCCCTTAATGTCCTTGCTTGGCTTATATGTTATCTCATAAGGAGTGCCTTGTGCAAGACCTCTGATGTTCTTCTTTTCATCGAATAGGAGTTCATCCATTTCAAAGCAGAGTTTGATTACATCTTCAAACGCCTCTTCAAGTACAGTTTGACCTGCCTTGATTTGGGAATCGAATGCACCAAGCAATGCTTGGACACCTTGACCAGTAATAATACTGGCGTCGATGTTACCTGTTCTGCCTTCTGGATATCGAGCACCGAGTCGAAGTTCGGATTGGAGTGCTGATTGCTCCTGGAAAGCAGCAGCGGGAACGTCCAAACGGACACGCCCGACACTTTGAGGTGAGTCTGTGCGGATAATCGCATCTGGACCCATTGGCAAATCAAGAACATCGTTAGGAACAACGATAGGTGCTTGAATTGACTTTTCAGCAAGTTCCATTGCAAGGTTTGCAAAGCGGGCTCTTGCTAGTTGTACGTAAAGAACATCATCAAACTGACCACGTGCTTCACCATCAAGGGATGGACGCTGTGCAATAACCACAGTCATCTTGCCCATAATGTTCTTAGCGCGTGATAAAACTAGATTCTTGCGGTTAGGAACGTACATGACAATCTGTTCTTTGTCCATGTAGCGAACAATTTCAACATCTTGTAGCATGTTCTGCTCATAACCGTACTGACCAAGCAACTGCATTGCATGCTCTGGATAGTCGTTAACAAGTTCACCTAGTGTCTTGTTGTAACGCTTTGCATAAGCAATGCAACGACCAAAGCGGTCAAACTCTGGGTATGCACCGATTGGGTCTTCAAGACGGATGCGTGGCATCTTGTCTTCAAAATCAGGCTCTACGTGGATTGGCAGGAAGCCGTATGAGAACCACTGGTCTGCACCTGGGTACATCTGTGACTGCAAACGTGACTTAGTGATGTAGCAGTTAGCAATCTGAGTGCGCTTATCTGCAAACAAACGTGCAGCATCGTTGCTAGTCTTAGATGGAGGGCAGTTGAAAGAAGGAAGTGGAGCAAGAACCTCAGAGAGGTCACGTGCTGCCACGTCGATAAAGTTGGCTGTCATAGAGACAGGCATGTCCTGTGGGAAGAAATCTGAGAAGAGTTCTCCAATTTCACCCTTACGGACAGCAAGCACGTTAGACATGCGGTTGTCGCGGTTACGGGCGCGTTCTTTCATCGCCTCAACGCGACGTGCAATTCCTGCAATATCTAACATTGCGTTCCTATTCTTCTTCGTATTCGCCAAATTCGTATTCGTTTACATTCACAATGTAACGACTGTTCATCTGTCTCTTAGTTGCCCATCGGTTGTTACCAAAGGTAACTCCCTTACGGGTCACATTGATTACTTCTCTTGCTCGTAGTTCACAGAACCACAATGCCATCACGCAGTCAGTCTTACCTTTAGTGTCAGGAGACCAGGTAATCAACTGCTGAATCAAAGCCTTGACGCCTTCGGAGCCTTCCTGAGAAGGCAATTCCATCAGGTTGTCATCTTGGTGTTCATTGTCTCTCATTGAACCAAAGAGACCTGCCATAGCAGCAACACCAAATGCTGTGTCCCACTTGTTCTTACCAGTAAACTGGCTAGAGAACTTAATACCATTGTGAGCCAAGAACTCTCTCAAGTCTTGGTCAAGTGCGTAAGCCTTCTGGTGTGCATTGATTTCAATACGCAGTTCCTGTGGCTTGTACTTATGCGCCCAGTCCTCAATCAATTTTTCAATCTTCTGAGGTGTAGGGTCAGTCATATTCTCTACATCTAGGATGTAACGCTTGCGAGTATTGCGGTCTACAGTCATTATAACTGCAGCAGTGTTACCAGTCATAGCAGGGTCAAGACCCATGATGGTATACCAAGCACCCTTTTCAGAAGGATGCCCAGGTACTCCAGGCTTTAACGGTCCCCGCTTTCGCATTCCATTAATAGAACCATTGATACATGCAGGGGGAAAAATCGAATCGTCTTGGACGTCTTGCTGTTGATAGACGAGAGCCCAAGTAATGGGAGAAACTTCTGAGCGTCTGCGGAATAACGCAGGACCATCCCACTTAGGATAGAGTCCGTTTTCGTCTGGCTCAAGGTCATCGCTTGCCCCTTCCCAAGGGATATGTGACTTAGGCCAGATAGTCACCCAGTCTTCTGGCTTATCTGCAAATTCAAGTACCGCTGGCATAGAGAAGTACGTGAATGGAGTTTTACCCCCCGTCCAGTGAGCAGGGTTTCGTATCTCTCGATAGAGGTCATTGGCCGCGATTCGCGTACCTACGATAAGCAACTTGCCATAGTCACCAATACGGGTAACTACGTCCTTCTGTAACCAGTTGAGTTGCTTTTCCCACTCATGTGCGTTAGACGTTGTAACAACGTCGTCAAGAATAATCAAGTTGGCGCGAGCACCAGTAATCTGTCCACCAATACCAAGGGCCTGAACAGTCGGGTCCTTCTCAGTAGAGTTACGTGCTAGGTAGATGCGGTCTGCCTTCCAGGTATCCGCACTCTCCTTCCAGCCACCAGATGGACCGTAGACGGCCTGCATCTTAGACCAGCGCTCATTAGTCAGGCGCTGCTTGATGGAGTAGAGATACTCCTTAGCGCGCTCTTGAGTCTTGGAGACGATGGAAATCTTAATCTCTGGGTTCATGCAAATCATGTAGACACAGTAGTTGACTGTGATGACAGTAGACTTAGCATGCTCAGGCGGTACGTTTACCAACAAGCGCCTATTGCTAGAAGGCTCATATACCATGGACTCATGAATCCAAGAAGGCTCACGGCCTTCGAGGACATCAATCCAGGAACGGTGATGGTCAAAGATAGGAGAGTCAAGAAACTCCTTAGAGAACTCCTCAAAAGAGATTTTGAACTTAGCATCTCCTGAGACAATGCTTAAGGTCTTCTCACCCTCGGCGCGGGCCTTATCAAGGTCGCGCATGAACTTCTCATCCTGCTTCCAGACCTTCATCACATCAGGCTTACGTTCAGCCCTCATGATAGCATCTGGCAGGTCAAGTCCCTGTCGTACGAAATCTAGTACCTTTGCCTTAGCCTCTCGGAGCGCTATGACGTTGTGGTGTTCAGCACCTTTACCTGCAGCCATTGTCCCCCCAGACCGTGAAAAAAAATTTTGAAAAAAAGACCTGCAACACTAGGAAGCAGGGTTGGCTGGACATCCAGGGCTCGAACCTGGGACAACCCGATTAACAGTCGGGTACTCTGCCTGCTGAGTTAATGTCCAAAAGGATTGACCAGCAGGAATCGAACCTACATCTCTGGGGCTTCAACCCAGTGCTTTACCCTTAAGCGATGTTCAATAGTAGTTGCCAGACCAGCAATAACAGTGCTGGGCGCATCCTGGTGTATCTGGCATTCCCATAGGGCGGTCCCTAAGAACATTAAGAACTGGAGCGGTTACCTTCTTCCGAGCACACCCCCCAGGATTTGAACCCAGACAAGCGGGTTTGGAAGCCGCTGTGCTACCGTTACACTAGGGATGCAAAAGCCCATCGCCAACTAGATGATGGGCGGCTGACACCTACACCACC